CCCTTTATTTACACCAAGGGCATCGCCAATCTCTTTAAGTCTTTTTTCTATGTCCCCGGCATTTAGAACCGCGCCATCAAATTCAGCTAAAACGCGAGTCTCCCCAGCTTCACGGGCTGGCGCAAGGGCACGGGAAATCTGTTTTTCGTACTTGGAGATTACTGGGGTTAGCACGTCATCGACTTGACTGGTCGCTGCACGAATATCGGCCTGTACGCCACGAATAATCTTATGTGAAAAAACCTCCTTGGTTTCAAAGGCTATCTTGTTTCCGGGGATTGATATGCGCCCCCCATGCCCATATCGAAATGTTACATCTATGCCCTCATCAATATACGATTGAGCAAGAGACAGGTCACGCAGGGTATCAATGGACCCGTTAGCAAAGTCGGTTAAGTACAAACCTTTTTCCCACGTACCGGCGTTACGGGCCTCACTGGCCGCAAACAGTTTGTATGGTTGGGTATCAGCACCAGCGCCTGTGAAGTCTTTCACATAAATAATGGCCTCTTGGATATCATCCAACACTACCCCACCATGTATCTGAGCCTCCACATAAGGGGCTAATGAAACTCCATTGACAGAGTTAACACTGGCTATACCAGATTCGTAGCCAGCCATCCGGCCACTGTCACCTACCCTCTTACCTGTGAACAGGGCCGCCGGGTCTTCAAGCCCACCTGTTCCACGGGGGGTGTCGCCGGGGCCGTATCCCATCGACCATCTTTTGGGGTCATTAACATAGGATGGTACTGGCGATGACGGGGTACTGAGGTTTCTCCCAACATTGCGGGCGGGGTCATCAATGTCTGCCATGAAGCCCGTCAGTATCTTCTGAGTATTAGTGGAGGTGAGCCCACCCGCTGCCGCCAATTCATCATCTACCAGACCGGTATTGTGGCGCACTATGTCACCTATCCCATCCAACGAATCGCCAACAGTGAATGTAGTGTTTGCCCGCTTAACTGGTTTTAACTTGTAGGCCACATGCCCATACCCACTCGTCCCCATGTCACTAACATCTGTAAAGGTCGGGGCAGTAACTGAAGATTTCAAGTTTAAGTCAGATAGTATCTCCCTGTTCAGTGCCCCAACACCATCAGCATTACGCGCCAGATACCCGTATACAGGGCGCTTGAACGACTCGTCGTTCTGTGGGATACCGTACATAAGCTCTTCAAGGGTGTTCCTCGCCCTTGGGTTAAACAGGCCGTGGCTTGCACCTGAAGCCGTTTGATTTAGCACCTCCCCATCAACCAGTACCGAGCGGGCCACATCTTTATCCACTCGTATAAAGACATCGGCTTCAGCTATGACATCAGATAGAACCGTATCAGCTTGGTCTACGTACTGTTTTCGAGTTAGCTCCCCAAGCCCATCAACGTATTCATCAGCTCGGATGTACGCATCGTCCCCATGTACTAACTGCCGGTTCAGGTCCATATCGTCCAGATACTCTTTTATGGTATGGCCCTTAGCATCCTCCAAGTTTATGTACTTATGCCGTGGCCCCTTACCCGAAGGTAGGCTATGCCTGTAATCCGGGCGCACTGCGTACCCCGGAAATAAGAACTTCTTCTGACTGGCGCTATAAACCACCCCGGTAGATTTACGCACGCTTGGCCCCTCAACCTGTCCAATGGCCGCCTGTAGATAGCGGCGCAAGGTTGGGGACACAGAGTCCGTTGGTATGTAGATGGCGCGGTCAAACGCTGAAGTCCCTATAACTGGCTTCTCCATCAACTCGGAAAGCGCCTGTTGCAGCACTTCAATCTCATCGTATTCCGACGCAACTGATATACCCGATATCCGCACGGTACCCGGATTTATATTGGGCACCCCTTCTTTACTGGCTAACGCATCTCGGTAATCTAACCCCAATCCACTCAGGTCATCTCTAAGCCCTGCCGCCTCCAGATTTACGTCTATATCAAGGTCAATAAACCCTATGTCTTTGCCGTCTACTTGCAGGGGTACACGGTTGGTTACGGTGGTTACAGTCTCGTCACGAATGCTCGCCCCAATCGCATCCGTCGCATCATCCGCATACCTAGCTGGGGGGTAATAGCTTATGTCATCCACTACGCCCCGGACTTCACTCATAACCTCCAATCTCGGTACATGGTTATCGTCGATAAGGGACAGCTTAACCGAACCCTTTTTGGGCACTATTTTTACAGGCACCGGGGGCTTGGGGATAGTCGCAACATCATCTATCTGGGAAGCAAACCCATACAAGGCATCTCTATACGGGGGCATGTAGACGGCCAAGGTTTGGTTATCCAGCCTTAGTAGCGTAGCCATCTCCTCCTTTGAGTACTTGGTGCCAGACTCAAGGATAACCCGCATCTCCTCATAAAACGTGTGCCCTGCTACACGGGCTTGAGCTGCTGGTACGCCACCTATTTGCCACGTGCCATTGGGGAGTTTGTGGGTCAGGGTCATCCCTTCTTTAGCCTCCCACAGCTTGAACACATGTAGTTGTAATTCGACTCGATGCTCATTCGGCATCATAAGAATTAACTGAACATCATGGTATGCGCTGGGATTGCCTGTTGCTGGGTTAATGCGAACGTTTGCAAAGCTGTCCTTGATATTTACAATGCGGACCCCCTTTTCTTTGCCTATCCTCTGGAGCCCCTCATACAGGTCATCAACGCTATCGTACATAATCGAAGCGCGGGCTACATCGTTTAGCTGTCGCATGTCGCCCCCATACTTACCTGCTACCTTCTGAGCTGCCCGCGCCTGTTTTTTCAACGGGGCCACCAGACCCTTCCCGCTCGTCCGGTCAGCTATTTGCACTACCATCTTGTCCAAGTCCGCCTTGGCAACACGGGCCGCAGCAAACAGCTCATCAAGACTACGATACGCTTCTGGCTGTAGCACCCCCCCATACAGGCTCGTAACCTTGTTGTTGATTACAGCCTGCCCTTTAGCCCGCAGGTACTCAGGAAGGTCATCCCAAGCCAAGGGGGGCACAACGTTGTCTAGGAAATCGAACGACGGGAATGCCCACGTCGATGTAGCCCTTCCAGACTCCACAACATTACCGGGAGTAGTGATAAGCTCTAGGTCGATAATGTCTTCATACATATCAACCCACCCCTCAAACCTTCCTGCGGCTACTGCTTCATTATAAGTGGCTTTGGGTATGCCACGCGAGTGCCAGTAGTCATCCCCCTTGTCTACGAACATCTTCCAAGGACCCGTGGGATTCGCAGCGTTTCCACCAACATTAACCAACTGAGCCCCAGTAAATGAGTTTTTGTGTACGGCTTTAACCCTCCACGACAACCCACGCTTCAACAGCAACTCACTCTCATAGGGGTTAGGCACTACCCCTACCTGCATTCCCTTGGGGATAGCAGTGCGCATGATAAACCCACGCTTCACACTTGGGTCTAACCACTTATTGAATGAAGCAGCCTCACTGAACCCGGTTACTGTGCTCGGGCTTGCAGACCAGCTCCCAAACCCCGGCGTCTTAAATACCGTGCCGGGTATGGGTGCTTCGACCCCAAATATCGTCTCACCGATAGTCGGCCCACCGATATTGAACTGTTCTATCCCCCTGTACACAATCGTATCCGACTTTACTACGTGTCTGGTGGTGAAATCGTCCAACACTTTTATAAGCGAGGAGGTATGGGTTTTCATGTTCAACGATTTCGTGTAGTTCGCAAGGTCTGCGTGCTCCATAGCATCTTCAATGGATATCCCGTACTTGTTGGCTACTCGCAAAACCCTATTGGTGCTCGTGTACCAGACGCTACTGTACTGCTCAATAGCCGTTGCACTGGTGAGGGTCTGGGCATTCGCGGGGAACATGGGGTCTATGGAGACGGGGTTGGCTTTTAGGTACCTATCCAAATCCGGCGAAAACGGTGCCCAGTCCTTAAACTCATTTGTAACATGGTCAGTAAGATGTTCCCCCAACTGAGCCCCAGTCTTAGGGCTTTTACCCCACGACCGTGTGTACAACTCGTCGTATGAAGCCGTGTCCCCTATTTGCTGTGCACCCCACTTCCTCTCCATAAACTCTGGAGCATGGCGCATGGTTACTTTCTTATTCTTCGTTCGAGCCAGAAACGTATTGATGGCTTCAGCGTTTACCGCTTCATTGAATGCGTTGCTCAACGGTGGCAGCTTAGGCCCTCCCTTGGGCTTACCTGCACGCAACGCACGCGCACCCACGCGCCCAACCCCAGCCATCTGTTGTGCTTGGGCAGCAGGAGAGAAATTAGGCACCCTGCGCTCATCGGTAGTTACCGTACCGTCGCGCATCATTATGCACCGGCATGATGGGTGGAACGGTGGGGTATCGAATCCAGACGCCTGCACCTGACGGTCAGTCATTTCATACAAGCGAGCAATATCGTCCTTTGTCTGCTTAGGCCACGGGGATATCTGCGTCAGGTCAGCGGGGTTAGTGGTGTTCACTGCCCGCGTCACAACTGCTAAGGCAGCCGTCGCTTCAAAGGTACGCCCGTGTACGTTCTCACAGAAGTGGCAGGTACGCTCATCCAGTTGGGCGGATATCTGGTAGTACACGGTCCCGGTGGTTTCCGCCTCAATGAGAAACCCGTAACTTCGTAAGCGGCTAGAAGTAACATTAGCCTCTATATCAACAGCTCTCTTCCCCCCCAAAAGGGTGGCCCTGTTCATCTGTGCCGCGAACTCATCAATATCATCAAAAAACTCGGCTGGTCTGACTGTCGTCCCAAGCGCCAATCCGGTAACCGCGTCGATGTCTTCAATCTTGGCTACTAGGGTGCTGGCATCAGTTAAGTGGTTTACCTGTCGGTCATAGCGAGCAACAAGGCTCTTGGCCCTTGCCTGCATAGGCTCGACACGCCTCTGTAAAGAGGTGAACATATTGTCAATTGAGATTGGTACGGCATCTGGGACGCCGCCTTGGGAAAACGATATAGCCCCCTCTGGGGTAATGGTCTTAGCCCCCAGAACAACGGCATGCAGACCGGTTAGCTCCATGCGCCCGCGTTGAGCATCCGTGGTAGGTGGAAACCCAAGGGTATCAACCAGAGCATAGGCTTTCGGAAAATCCCCAGCCGCAACAGCGTTACGTATAGAGCGTAATATAGGGAGGACGTGGAGGTTAAACCCGGCCAGCATCCCTTGGGCCATTGTTCTCTCTAACGCAAGGTAGCTTTCCGGCTTAGGCATAGATTAAGACGTATCCAGAGGGTGTACCACAGTAAGGCTTATGGGAGCCCAGCGTATTCCATTGTCCGCTGACCGCCCATTAGGTCCCGTATACGCGATACGGTGGTCCACGCGGTTAACCAGAATTTCGATGGGTATAGCATCAGGGAACGCTGCACATGTCCCTGTTGCGAGAAGGTGCCTGCACGAATTGCACTGGGCTGGAACCATGTCCTCCTCCTGTAAAACAAACCGCTGAGACGCGCCTGTTGCCGTATTAGTTCTGGGTTTCCTTGTCGCCATTGAGGCCCCCCGCCATTATCTCTAACGAACATCCCGCAATATCAGCCAATCCATCAGGGTCCTCAGATGTGCCTATGATAGTTTGGGCACTGAGCATCTGCTGGAATATCTGCTTATCCAATGAGGGCAGTATTGAAACTAATTGCATCAGCTCATGGAGCCGATTGCATTGGTCCACACTACGCACGCCCGCCTTCATCAACACCGATACTTCCTTAACCAACGCAACCAATCCCGTCGATGTCATTGATTTGGCAACGCCCTCCGCACTAGGGGGGGACGGTGGGTCAGTAGGCACGGGGCCTTTCCCACTATTGCCGAATGCAGGCGGCCCGCCGGGAGGCGCGGCATTGTCACTGTCACCGGCAATTTCTTGAGACACCTCCTCATCAACCTTCAAAGACAGGTTAGTGATTTCATTGAGGCTGGTAATTATTTGAGCCCGGTCAACGGCTTTAACACTCACTGCCTGCTCTAATGCCTGTAATTGCAACGCTGCATCCTTCACCATTACCGGCAGACTTCGGAACTTAAATCCCTTACCACCCAGCTCAGGTAGTATCGCCATGTTAACTATCTCATCGAACTCTTGCCGCTCGGGTTGGAACACTTGGGCCTCGGCTACTGTGTAGGACGCGAACGCAGTCGCATACGAATAGTCCCCTGCCTTACCAACGAAGAGGGGGGGTAATCTAAACGCTCCACGAATACGCTCCTCGCACCTTGTATCGTAATTCTCAAACATAGAGTCGTTCTGACGCTCGCTGCCGAACCTCTCAACAGTAACCCGTACATTGTTGGCTGAATCAATAGACCCAGAAGTACTGTGGGCCTCCATCACGGCTGCTCTATGGGAGTGCTGCGTTTTACCGCCAAACATCTCTTGCAATGCATCTACCGCATGAGGGGCCATCTGCCCTCCTTGTACGAGCATGAGTAGAGGGGGTATCCCACCAGAATTAAAATACTCAAGATTGTGTTCTTCAGCTTTACGACTCCCCAACACGGACGGGAGCTGGGATGCCCAACGCGGTACACCATAAGGCGTGTGGGTGTCTTTCATCAACGTAAAATGAATTAGTTCAGTGGCCCTCTCTTCAGAAGCTAATCGCTGGCCCTGCTCGGTCCAATCCCCGGTCACTTTATGTAAGTCTCGGCTGGCCCCACGCTCCTTGAAGTACGTAAGCCTATTTGCAATTACTTGCACAAACTTACGTTCCCGCGCCATCACCGTATACGTAAGCTCTTTGCCCCCACGGCTAACCGCCTTTTGAACCGGCACCGGACGTTCCAGTCGCACCATCCTGATGGTCGATGATGGGACGTTGCGAATGAATACTATTTCGTCCTGTGGGCTCCGCATTACCTCAAGGTAGCCGTTACCTGTAATTTCCATATCACGCCTTAGCTGGCGTCGTATGGTCGTAAAGGACTGGCCCGGAAACGGCTCATCAAAGAACTCCATCAGGCGCTCATGCACCTGCTTCTGCTCTATATCTAAATCCTCTAGACTCTCAGTATCCCCGCAACACTCAAGAATGAATCCAGTACCATCTATGTTAGCCTCCATAGCATCAACACAGGGTCCAAGGGCGTTGTTATGCTGCCCCAGATACTCCAAGGTCTTCAGAGGAAGTGGGGGTACGAGAATGTGTAGGTCAGGGGACCCGTAGAATTTTTGGAACTCATCTTCAAGCTCCATCACGTTGGACACCACCGCGTTGGGCGGGACCATAAACGATTCCCCGGTTTCCGCTTTTATCAGGTGGACGTTAAGCTCGGGGGTGATACGTGTACGAATAGATTGGTCATCACTCATACATGTAGGATACTATATCCCCACCAGATTCCCAAGGTTTTCCCCTATTTCCGCATCCACTGTAAAAGGGATTTGCGGCTGCCAACCAAACCTCTCCTCTATGGGCAGCGTCTCCATAATAGACACCACCTTTCTAACCGCGCTTTCGGCACTCTTTTCAGGTACGTACCCAGCTAAAGAATCGTGAGTCATCATCGTAACCATAACCCCGTCGCCCGTAAGCTGGCGCTCTACTTCCGCCAGAGCCCACATCGTCAAATCAGATAACGTCGCCTGAACTGGGCTATTGATAGCCTGCCTTTCGGCGCGTGCCCTTAGACCAGAATCAGAATTCGTTACATCGGGAAGATGGCGTACACGACCCAGTGGGGACATTATCTTCTTGGCTCGATGGGCCATCCCGATAGCTCGGACATGCCAACTAGCCAGCCCCGGATACATTTTGAAAAACGCATCTCTCGTCCCCCGTGCATCATCCAAGGATAGCTTCACGCCATACGACCCCTCCGCATATTGCTGAAACCCACGCGGCCCCATTCCATATAAC